TAATCTCTCTGGCATAACCTGTCGAGAAAGGTCTTTCATCCTCATCATCGCGGTACAACTCAGCTGTAAAGACGACTCGTCCGGCATCCTCATAGATCAATTTAGTAATGATTCTTCCCATAGGAAACATCTCTCTAAACAATTTAATTCTTTCGCTAACTGTGGTGTACTCGGATAAATTAAACATAATTTTCGTCCTTTTCTGTAATCAATTCACAAGCTAGTGCCAAGTAAGCACACGCGTCGATATAGGAGTCAATGTGATCTGCGGTTTCTTGGAGTCTAGCCAACTTGACTTCGACCATCGCCAGACACGCTTGATGGTCTGAGATTGGTGTCTCAAGCATTTGCTGGAGTCGTAATGCGATTCGAGTCTGATTGATACGAGGATGACCATATATTCGTCCTCGGTCTCCAATGACGTCAGTAGCTGATAATAGGACTTCACTTGCTTTCACACTCGAACCCTTTCCTTTGATGCGTAGTAATCACGGACTGCCTTGCGGCCTTTTAGATAACCTACGCGGATGCCGACGATACGGCCTAAATGGAAATATAGTGCCGACATTATAATCATTGCAAGCAAGTCGCCTAATGATGGATCGAACATGTTGGAGCCTTTCTTTGGATGCCCTTCATCCGTGGCTCTACTGTCTCATGACCTAAGGGGGAATTTTCAGATTTTAAGGTAACGAAATGGTAACAATTCTAGGTCGTCGATGTGGTCATCGATGTCCCGATCAAGCTCGTTATCTAGGTCGTCCATAACGCTTGCCTGAGACTACGAAGGTGCCGTCCTTCTCCAGATAGATCAGATCGACTTGTACGTTCTTGCCTTCGACGTACATGATGGCAAATGCCTGCTGCCAGTTAGCCGATCCCTTGGTGTATGCAGCTTTAGAGAAGTCCATGAGGTTTCCTACCTCAACGCCATGCAGAACACGCCCTATACGGCCTCCAGAGGCCTCTGAGAAGGACGATCTGCCTGCCCTGTGAGTATGTCCTGAGATGACTGATTTCCCATGCCTACGAGCCGCTTCTAGGGCGGATAAGCCTCCCTGTGACTTGATAGGGGTATGATCTCCATGGACTGCGATCCAGTTAGGAGCGATGTTATAAGGCTTTTTGTGGAAGGTAATACCTAACTCGTCGAGCTGCATAAACTTCTCGAACCTAAGTTCTGGCAATGATAAGAATGACGGAATCTTACGCATAATCTGCGTGTAAAGCCGATCCGTGTGATTGGATCGGATCATCTGTGTCACCTGAAGATCGTAAAGTACCTGAACAGCCTCATCGCGATCCGTTCCAAGCGTCTGCTCATAGGCTTCTGGCGTCCCTTCTGACCACTTGCTAATCGTATTAAAATCAATCTCGTCGCCAATCGTGACGACCTCGTGCGGCTTAAACTTTGATATGAAACTTGCTACATTCTTTACTGCTACTCGATCATGAAACGGGACTTGCAGGTCTGACACGATCACGATGCGCTTCATTTAATCCTCGTCGTCGTCCTCATAGGGTAGGCGATCCACTCGGTCGGGGATCGATGGCAGAATCCAATCAGGGTAAGCATCGACGTCTGTGATAATCGCCAGACATAGATCAACGGCAAAACCTGCTCGCCTGAGACTCTTATAGAACTCATGCATGCAGATAGCGTATTGATCGAGCTGTGAGTAAGTATCGAGATCGATGACTTTCTTCTTTGCCATGTCAAAAATTATCGCTCAAGAAGGATGTTATAAATCTCATCGACACGCGCATGAAGTCTTTTGATTTCAGAGAGCAAGTGAGTAATGACGAATCCTGAAAGGCCGCCTATTACTGCAAGGCTTGCAAAGTAAAGAGTAAAGAAGTCGGTCTGGTTCACTTCTTAGGGCTCGCGTATCCGAACACTCCAGCAACAATCGAGCCAAGGATGGCGCGATAGTCCAGAGAGAAGTTTGATGTAGTTCCCCATACGGCCAAGAATGCGCCAATGGACATAACTGCTGGATGCTTCATGTTCATTTATTTTCCACCTATCATCGGGATATTGAACCAACTAGAGTCTTCATCGCCCTTGATAGTAAAGCTGACGTGCGCGTGATGAGTATGCTTATTGATCCCATCATAAGGACGCCAAGCCCAAGCCTTTTTAGATGATGCGAGCTTTCCGTCAAAGATGATGTAACTAATTCTTTTATCGCCAGACTTTGCAGCGAGTCGAATCTGATCGACCAAGTCAGGCATGAGATCGGGCTTTCGGCCTTTGCCGTTAAGGTCGCGGTCAACATCGATGGCACGAACCCATCCTTGGCCATCTGGATTATGATCAGACTTGCGTGCAGCGTGTCGAGTGTCGCCGATCCAGCCGTCCGAAGTTCGATCTCTATCGGGGAATGCATCATCTATCTGCTCTCTTAATTGGATTGCAGATTTCGAGAGTTTAGGCTTCATCCAAGTAGGAGTGCTGCTTCTTCGGCTGTAATGCCTAGACGCTCAAGTAAAGCAGCCTTAGCAATTGCCTTTTCTTCAGCTGCTGCCTTTTCTGCTGCCTTCGCATCTAACGCCGCTTTGTGATCTGCTGCAATAGCAGCTACTTCTTCGGCTGTCATCTCGCGCTCGACTGTGCGGTTCTCGTCTGCAAAGACTTCTGTTGCTGTTGCCATTGTATGTCTCCTAGCTGAGTGTGTAACCGTAGATGCGGATCTTGCCTGAAATTGTGCCAGAGCTTGGATAGAAAGTAATCCCAGTAAATGACGAAGACACTCGATGTTCCATTGCGGCCATTGCTTGATTATTATCAGATGAGTTCCATCGGTTGGAATGGCTCAATGCTTTAGTAGTAATTGCTTCAAAGGGATCAAAGATAGTAATTTGTTGCGCTCCCTGTGTCTCTTTAGATGACGCTAAGTTGCCCATATCCCAGCTAGTCGCGCTGTTGACGCGTAGGCCTGCCACAGACGATCCATTCTGGAACAGCGTGTTTCTAAAGTAGTTTGCAGACGAATCATCTGCGCCGCTTACTCTTAAGCGCGCTGTTAAATCGCTATCGGTAGCAGAAACATCATTAATGTTGATCAAAACTAGATAGTTCAGATAGGTAGCTGAGAAGCAGTTATTGATATTGATTGCGCTTGATGTCGTAAAGTCTGCTGAGCCTGTAAGGACTAGGGCAGGGCTAGAAGCTGCGCCTGCGATAGGCACCCAAGCCGAACCTGAGTAATACTCGGTTGAGTTAGTATCCTTGAGAAAGGAGATCATGCCTTCTTGAGGTGAGGCGATGCCTGACGTGCGAGCTGCCGCGCTGGCGAAGACCATGACGACTTGTGAGGCTAGATAGCCGTTAGCGTCTGCGGCGGTTAAGACATCGCCCGTCGTAAACTCTTTATATCCGAGACCTGCTGCCATTGTTTTCTCCTAGTATCCCAATATGGATTGTCCGATTATACCGTAAGTGCTTGATCCTATGATGAATCCTTCCACAATCGGCTCAAGCGTCGTGACCGTGCACTTCATAGAGTTCGGTGTTATATCCCACGCCAAGCCTTGAGCCTGCAACGTCTTCACGATTGTCGAGCCGTCTGGCTGGACGTTAGTGATCTTTAGATTGTCAAAGTAATCTAGACCGATCATTGTGTCGGTTGGAACATTTGCATCAAGGAGATCAACAGTCATGGCATCAATGCGGATCGTGGTTTCTCTACGGGTTGCTACATAAATGTCAGCGATGTCCTGAACCTGCGCGTCTGTCTGCGCTATGAGGTTTTCGACGTTCATGCCGTGAGGGAAATACTTAGCGATTGAGTCAGCATCACTGGATGAGACAGTAGTACCCCCAACTCTGGTCATCGTTGCATTGTTGATGATTAGCTTGTCATCAAAAGCGTATTTAAGGTCTGAATACGGGATGCCTGTGGTTTGATTAAATTCAATAGGTGCCGGTGCTAAAGAATTCACGACATCAGATCGATCTTTAAATTCTACTTCCCCATCGGCTCGAACGAAGAACGCGCCTTGTTCTGTAAATTCGGCCACTTGGATAGCTTGTAAAGATGTCCGAGTAGTAGCTGGATCGGCTTGGACTGTTGTCGATCCTGTGTCAATAATTCTCATTGATGACGGGAAGTCAACTTGGTCAAGGATCTTATCAATGCGTGTGCCAGTAGTCTGTCCAGCCGTTGCATCAATCACTGTTGCTACATTAGCCATTGCAAACAGGCGAAATGCGTCCGAGCAGGTAATATCGACATATCCTAATTCTTGTCCTTGTGGGTAGGTGTATTTATAGTCCGTCACATAACCAGAAAATAGAAAAGATTGAGCCGTCGCCGTAGTAGCTGCTACGCGAAGTTTGCGAAGTGGAGTCAAATAGCCAAAATAAGGACTTGCTGGATTTTGTGGATTGAACGATCCGTCTTGATCAATTACCCGAACTGTGCAGGTTCCAGCTTCATAGGTGTCTCGCATGATATTGCGACCACGTTTGATAGTAATCTTTCTAGTCTGCGAACTAAGATCAATCGTTGGACTAGCCACAGGCGAATCGCCAAATTGACTAGTGCCAATAATGCCGTTAACAGAATCGCCTATGACGAAACCTAGCCCGAAAGTTGCCCCTTGGCTAAAGTCGAAGGATACCGAGATGGTTGCTGGAAGACTCACTGCGTACCACTTAAACCAAAGCGTCCATATCGATTAACTGTGTTAAATGATCCTGATAATGATGCATTGATAGATGACTCTCTTACTGCGCCGCCGACTGCATCGCCATCAAGATAGACCTCAATGTTAATAGCTTGTGCATCTGCTTTCTGGAATGAGTTAATTGCAGACATTAACTCCATTTGTGCGTCTGAAAAAGTAGCAGATGGGGCAACAGGACCTGAGCCTAATGAACCTGCTGAAACTCCTAAAGACGCTGCTGTGTAAGAGATTAAGTCTTTAGGCACTTGCCAATTGCGATAAGGGTTAGGTGCTTCTGGAGTTGCTATCAAAGCGGCATTGAGAAGGTTCTGGCGTTTGACAGCTTCTGTTAATTGATCAGATAGTTTAGTAGCCGCTTGCTCATTCTTATCGAGCAAGGCTAATTGTAGATTTAGGGACAGGCGATCGGTTTCACTGATCTTGCCTCTCAGGGCAGCAGTCATTCCAATTCTGTCTAGATCGAGAGTCTTAGAAGCCTTCAGAAGTGCGTTAGCCTTTGTCTGCGCTCTTAATGCTTTGGCTTGTAGAGCTGCTAGTTCTTTAGCTCGCTTGGCTGCTTCTTCTTCTGCCTTTTTACGAGCTGCTTCATTAGGATCAATAAAAACTCCACCGAGTGCCGAGCTAGGATAACCGCCCATGCCAGCAGTAGTAGAACCTTCATTGGCCAGAAAATCTAGAAAATCTTTTCCAGCCGCTAGAGGGTTAAGGCTCCTTAACCATTGCTTAAAACCCTTTACTACTACATTGTCACTTGCGCCAGATGCTGCACCTACGCCGGGGATGTTTTTCAAAGCTGCAATCATCTTCGCTGTGCCTACGGTTACATCTGCAATGTATTGTGAAAGGTCTGCCATCGAATCGGCTAGGGGTTGAATAGTGTTTCCATCGCCTGCCAAAAGGCTCAGTGCATCAACTAGACCTTTACCGATTGTTTCCTTGGCTTCGCCAGCGGCTGTTGCAAGTATGTCCATCTTGCCAGCATAAGTTTCAAGGTAGGCAGAGTTTGCGCCTGTAAATTGAGTAGATAGTTTTTCTTGAACTTCTGCAAAACTCATGGTCTTTAGTTCGGCATTAGTCAATCCTAAACCGTATTTTTTTAACCCTTTAGTGTTTCCGACATAAGCCGCAGAGAGGTCGTTGACGACAGTTTCATAATCAACACCGCTGCCTCTACTTATGTCTAGGGCTTGCGTGAGTAGCTCTGTTGACTTGCTTACCGACCCAGTTGTCTGCAATAACTTCTGCATTGCTGGTCGCAGTTGATCATCGCTTACGCCAGCACTCTTAGATAACTTGCTAATAAATTCTTCAATGCGTGGAGTCTCAAAGGCTAGGCCTAAATTCTTGACAGATATTGCTAAACGAGAGGCGGCTTTCTCATCTTCCATAAATGCCTTGACGGCATCTTTACCAAATTTAAGAAGTTGTTGTGCGCCAAAGGTAGCAGTCAGTACGCCGCCTAGTTTTTTTACACCTTTTTCAAGTGAAGAAGTAGCTGAGGCGGCCTGCTTGAAAGCCTTCTGGCCTTTGAACTCACCGATAATCGGTATGCGTAACTCAGCCATTACATGTTACCTCTCGCGTTAAACTTAGCAGCGGCCTTTTCCAAGGCCTTGATTACTCCAGCCTTGGCTTTACCTTCATCTTCTTTATAAGCCTTAAACATGGCGCGGCCTGCCATCTTGCCGACGCCGACTAGTCCTCCTTGTAAGCGCGGAGTAAAGTTGCCACCTACTCCAGACTTACGGCCAGCAGTTTCAAAGATTGCACCCGCGGCTGTTTTATTGTGGATCGATACAGTCTGCACCCAGCCTTGGCTATTAGGCTTAGTAGGAGTCAATTTGTAACCTACACCTCGACGTGCTTCGCCTGCATCATACATCGGAAAGGTTGCAGTCTTAACTTCATGCTTAACAAAGCCAGATGGCATTTGACCATTTGAAGGCATAAAACCTCTGGCCTTTTTGATTAGAGGCTTTAAGAAGCCAACCATCTCTTCGCGTGTCTCTTTATCAAGATCAGGCGCAAATTGTTTTAGGGATTTGCGGAGTTGGCTAGCGCCTCTTAGCTCTGTAGGCATCTGCCTGCTCCTTTGCTCTATCCTTCAGCGCCTTAAGTAGCATCTGAAGCATTGATGAATCTAGATCAATTAAATCTTGTGGAGGGATAGCCGTCTCAATGCTTAAGCGAGCAATGAGATAGTGGATGCTATCCCGTCCGATTAAGCCAAAGGGTCAGACTCTGCAACCTCGACACTCTTTAAGGTATCGAGAAAGTCTGCGCCGAATGGCTTGACTGTGACTCCACTTAGTCGAAGGCCTTCCCATGCAAGCCAATAGACATCTGACTGACGCTCAAGATCCCTAAAGGCTTTATGGAAGCCCATCTTTGCATACAATTCAAAGGCGTATTCAAGGCGTGGGGTAATTTCAATTTCCGTCACGCTATCGTCTGCCATTTTGACTATTAACTTTGCCATGCTGTGCCCCTTTGTTTAGTTTCTTAGAATGTGCCTGTAGTAGCGACTACTGTAGTGCCTGAGACGTTAAATGTCAGGCTCTGGACTGCGAGATCAGCAACTGCGCCGTTGATGTCTGTAGTGCCATTGATAAGGCATGTCATTGTGTAGAGAGGGTTCGTCGCAGATACTGCGGTTCCCTTTTCCTGAAGTAGGACTACTGTGACGTTTGTTCCCCATGCAGCTTGCAAGGTCTGTAGGACGTTAGATGTAGCTGTGTCATTTAGGAAATCGATTGTGACTGATGATGCCTCAAGGCCTTTAACGAACTTGTGTCCGCCATCGCCCATTGCTGTCACTTCGAGCTCGTCGAAAGTGCGGTTAAGCGTTACTGCTGTAACGTGGTCTGAAAGATCGACTGAATTAATCTTCACGCCGACCTTGTTGTTTAGAAATACAGCCATGAGATTATTCCTCTTCCTTCTTAGTAGTTACTGGCTTTGGTGTTGATGGTGCTACCTGCCCGATCTTGATCAGGAAGGCTTCTTGCTCTTTTTCCCACTCGGACATTTTAGCTCCAACTCGTTAGGACTGAGATATTGATATTACAGGTTAGTAGATCACCAGAGACGGCACTGAGTACGGCTGGAGCCGATACCTCTGTGACGTTGTAGGTGTATGAAGACGCAGCGAGCAAGTTAAAGACTCGAACGATGTTGTCCTCAATTCCGTTTAGGTTACCCTCATTGTCAAGCAATGGAACCATGACGGAAATAGTAAAGTTCGCCATCGGCGAGATAGTTGCGTGCCAGCCATTAGAGGGCGAAATGTAAGGATCGCTAGGAGCGATTATCACGCTGTTAGCAATAGGTGTTGCAGGCGGAAACGAGAAAACTGAATACTTTGTATTATCTGTGAGAGCTGCTGCGATACCTGCGCGGAGTGTTGAAATGGCGGCCATTAGCCCACCATCGATCTCGGATCAAGATACGGGGCAAGCAAGCCACGGACACGAGCCAGTAAAGTGTTTCCCATGCGGTAGGGGCTTGGCTGATAGCCATCGATAGTCACGCCGCCGCTTGATGGAGCTTGACGGCTTTGCCAGATGTCAATCGAGATCATGAGAGACGCTTCTTGAATTGCCGGAATCGTTGAGTAATCTGTGTAAGTCTCAGCTGCTGCGATGCCGTAGGGCT